TCATAGTCATCATTTAAAAATATTAAAGATGTAAGATGTGGATAACCATATTGTTGTCCGTGACTATGGTGAATATTATCTATATGACTTTTCATAAATCCGCCTTTAGCATAACGATTGATTCTAAAGTCAGTAAATTTTTGAGGTTTTATTCGAGTGTGTTCTTGAGTATATTCTGAAATTGTTTTCACGAAAGCAGTTCTTAAATGATTATAATATCCATGACCATCATTTTGTCTAATCCAATATTCTTTCATATCAACTTTAGATGTGCCTAGATTTTTATTATGATTTGAAAATGTTGATGTATTCCACTTTGCGTTTTTATAATAATGTGATATAATTGAATTACATAATTTAGAATCAACGACTTCTGGATAAAATTTTATGAAGTCGATAACCTTTGGTTTATAATCTTCAATAGATGGCGGATTGTAAGTCATGGTGTTCTCCCATTTGTCCTTTGATATGTATATTCCAAGATATACTTATGCGATTACTTTTTGATGTGTTTGTATTCACCCAATGCATTAACCATGACGGAAACATTATTGCTCTATTTGTTTTAGAAGCATATAATAATAGATTAGAATTTTCAGTAGTGTGTTCTAATTTTCTTGGTACCAGTACATCGGCCGCAGGTCTAGGGTCTTGAAAAGTAATACCTGCATTTTGATCAGAATATAAGTAATATACTCCACTCCATAAATTATTTGAATGTGTATGTGCTCTATGCATTTCGCCAGGTGCAATTATATTTGCCCACATACCTGACATGAATAAATTTTCAAGTTTAACATTGTATTTTAATGTTTTCATATTCTCTAAATTCTTTTTTAGAATTAAATCTGCTAAAGGTTGAAATGCATTTTCGTTGTATAGAAAAGGATGTGTTTGAAAGTTTGGTTTATTTTTATCTCTTTTTGCCCATAGTTTTTCGATATGTTTTTTCATACCCTGAATAAGACTATCTGTATATTCTGGTCCTTCTAGTGAATTGATAAAATCATCACCTATGAATATGTTTGTAGGAAATCTTTGTTGATGTTCCATTATATTGCCCCGCTAGTAAACTTCTTCCATTCAATAGCATTCTTAATTAAGAAAGTTCTGTTATTAATACTTCTCAACACTTGCTCTAAATACTTAACCACAGTATTAAGATAGGCAACTTTTTGATCTGCCTTTTGTAGTTCTTCATCTGAGTCAATGTAGATATGAACATCTGCTTTTAATACTTTAAGATCAAATGGTTTTTCTTTGTATACCGAAGCGTCTGCTTTACCAGTATAATATTCCCATTTTTCTCTTACAAGTATTTTATGATCATACTCTGCCTTTTTTAAGAGTAAAGAAAACTTGTTAAAATGTTGAAGATATTTGTTATGTAGTAGAGGTATCTTAATTGATTCTGAATCTAGTTCAGTATCATCTAATTTAAAATCCTTACTAACCTGTGCTTGTAATTCGTCTAATGTCATAGTGTATATTATATCACCTTATCGGTGAAAAGTCAAGGCCTAAGTAGTAGAAACTTGTACTATATCATAATTTAAATAATTAAAACTTGCTGAAACTCTCAAGTAATCAACATCGGATGCTTGTACATCATAAGATAAACTTCCAATAGAAGTTGGATATAAGTTTTGAAATCTTATTTCAGTCTTTACAATATTTTTACTATTTAATATTGACAATGTGGCATCCGCATATATACCACCCTCATCAAGAGGTTTTGGTACAGATGTTCCTGTTGCAGCAGTGCTTGAAGTAGTTCCAGGAAATCTATCAGAACCAGATCCTTGTAAATTTGCAAACTGTTCGTGATTCTTAGGAAAACCTAAACCACTTATCCAGTCGTGTAGTTCTTTATAGTTGTTTAAATTTTCATCTACTAGAAATGATATATCAAAACTTTGATATGATATATTATCTCCAGGTACAGGATAATCATACATTGAAGTCGGAACAATTGCAGACCCTAAACTTATACCAGGTATATTTGCCGTTTGACAAAAGTATTCTACCAAAGGCATTTTAGTACATTTAAATCTAAACTGTATAGGACTTGCATAGTCCATTATTCCGGGTTGTCTATTTTGAATATTTGTTTCAGTCATACTACTATTTATAATAGTTATAGAGGTAAAAAAAAGGGGGCCGAAGCCCCCTCTTTAAACAATTTACAATAAGTAAAATTACATAATGTTAGTAATTTTTACTCGTCTGTAATAAATGTTTTGTGCACCAGCAGCAACTGCACCAGAGTTATCTAGAGCGCCATCGCCGTTAGTTGTTGCGAATGGATTTTGAACCATTCCGTAACGAGTTTTAAACCCGATTTTTGGTTGGAAGCTGTCTTGTCCAACTGCTCTCACCATTTGTAGTGGAACATATGGGCAATAAAACAGACCTGAATCGTAAGGACTTGTTCCTTTGTATCCAACAACATAGTATTGACTAGCAGAAATATTTGCTGCATATGGATCAACATATACTTTAAATCTTCCGTTTAGAGTACCAGCAAAAGTATTACCAGTATCGTCAACATTTAAGTTTGTGTTCAACGCCGGAGCATAATCTAGTACGCCAGCCATTTGTAAAGCAGAAGCAACATCAGCAGAACAAATAATTATGTTCCCTTTACCTCTTCTTGTTTTTTGACCAATTGCATTAGCATCTCTTTCCAATTGGAAAAGAAGACCTTTGAATTTTTCAACTGACCAACGACCGTTAGAGTCAGTATCTAAGTCAAAAATACCAGCAGTAGTAGTATTTACTTCAGCACCTTTGTTAGCGTGTCCGTAAATAGTTCTTACAACTTCACGATTGATTTCAGCAAGAATTTCACTTGATAAGATGTTAGCAAGTTCTGTTTCTGCGTCTAAGCCATGGATTGCTTTTAAGTCTTGAGCAAGTTCCATAGTGTACTCAGCTTTGAGTGCTCTAGATTTAGCAGTAACAGTTACTTTGTCGATTGAGAAAGCCATTTCAGCAAACTCATCAGTACCATCACCTAGTGTTTCTGCCTGAGCAGTAGAAAATCCAGAACCAGTAGTATAAGCACCAGCACTTGGACTGTCGTTTAGTGTAGCAGGGTTAGTACCAGCTTGTGCGTCTGGAGAACCAGAACCACCAGCAGCGTCACGACTTGAGAAGTCTGTGTCAGCTTCGTTAAATAGTGCTTCAGCACCTGCTTGCGATCCGAATCTTGACTTCATAGCGAAGATTAGTCCAGTTGGACCAGTCATCGGTTGAACTCCACAGATATCGTAAGCGATTAGATTAGGCATTGCTCTTCTAACTAGTGATATTAATACTGGATCGTATATATCAATATTACCATCACTTGCAGTTGAAGATGAAGCGCCCATTGCGTTAGCAGGAGCAGCTTCTGACATAAATGCTCTATCTTCTCTAACAGATTTTTCTTGGTTTTCAAGAATAACTGTTGTAACAGCTCTCTTATAAGCATCGCCGATTTTTGGCAAATCTGGATGTTCTAAGACTGGCTGCCACTTTTCTTGTAAATTTTCAGTAAGATACATTTTATTATCTCTCCTATTTTATTTTAGTTATTAAAAATTTAGTCACCGTTACTTCGTATCTGAAGCAACGCTTTTATTAATAGCGGCAGTGTATGCAGCCATAGCATCCGATTGACCACTAGTGAAATCACTAGGAACATTCGCCGCCACAGAATCAACAGAATTTTCTGTTATTTCTGATTTTGTCTTAGGGAAATAAGATTCTTTAACAGTTTCTAATTTTTCTCTAAATTTTTCAGCACTATCGTACTCAACATTTTCTGCCATAGAAGCAAATTTCTCTTTTTCAGTTTCAGCTAAATCAGATGAAATATCAGCGATTACATTTGCTCTGTTAAATTCAGAATTCTGTTTTGTTAATTCAACATTTTTTTCAATCTGTTCGTTTAACTTAGATTCTAAATCTTTGGTTTGATTTGTTAAGTCATCAAGTACATTGTATTTTTCTTCAGGAACATCAATATAATGTTCTTTGAATAAAGATTTAAGACCAGTAATAAAATCTTCAGCGATTTCAGTACGAATACCTCTTTC